GGGCGCAGAAGAAGGTTTCGCAATAGCATTAGCAGTCGCATTAGGATAAAATAATATGGCATCTCCAAATACAAGGACAACATTTAAAGAATACTGTCTAAGATCATTAGGTAAACCTGTGATTGAAATAAATGTTGATCCAGATCAAGTAGAAGACAGAATTGACCAAGCACTACAGTACTTCGCACAATATCATTATGATGGTATTGAAAGAGTATATCTGAAATATCAGATTACTGCGGCAGATATTACTAGGGCTAGATCAGACAATTCCTTATCATCTGTAACAGATGTTGATGGTACTACTTCAGCAGTCTGGAAAGAACAGAAGAACTATATCCCTGTTCCAACCACAGTAATGTCTGTGGTAAAAGTATTTCCCTTTACAGATAAGGGTGCTATGAGTATGTTTGACGTTAAGTATCAGATGAGACTGAATGACTTACAGGACTTTAGTTCTACCTCAATGATAAACTATGAAATGACAATGCAGCATCTTGATTTCCTAGATCATATACTCACAGGTGATACTGCAATTCGTCACAACCAACATCAGAATAGATTGTACATTGATATGGATTGGCAAGTTGATGTTACTGCTGACCACTACATTGTCATTGAATGTTATCGTAAATTAGACCCAGCAACATTTGTTGATGTATGGGATGATATATTCTTGAAGAGATATGCAACACAGTTGATTAAACAACAGTGGGGTGCAAACCTTTCTAAGTTTCAAGGTATCCAAATGTTGGGTGGAGTTGCACTAAATGGTGAACAGATATACACTCAAGCACAAGAAGAGATCAATAAACTAGAAGAACAAATACAACTTGCGTATGAGTTGCCACCAATGCATATGATAGGGTAACGTAATGCCAACTAATGTTTATTTTGATACAGGAACAAGACCAGAACAACATCTCTATGAAGATTTAATCATAGAGCAGTTGCGTATCTATGGTCAGGATGTTTATTATATTCCTCGTAACATGGTATCAGAAGATAGCTTATTTGGAGAAGACACTCTTTCTAAATTTGAGGACGCATATCTCATAGAGATGTATGTTGATAATGCAGATGGGTATGAGGGTGAAAAAGAACTCATGTCTAAGTTTGGTTTGGACATACAAGATGACGCAACCTTCACAGTATCTAGAAGACGTTGGGAACAGTTCGTATCAGTAGATAATAACATTATTGTAAATCTACGTCCGAATGAAGGAGACTTAGTATTCTGGCCTAAAGGTAACAAGTTATTTGAGATTACCTTTGTAGACCATGACGACCCGTTTTACCAAGTTCACAATCTACCTACATATAAGTTGAAGTGCAAATCATTTGAATATGGTTCTGAACAGATTGACACTGGTATCGCTGCAATAGATTCTATTGAAGATGATAATAGTTTAGATCAACTTTCTCACCAGACTTCTCTTGAACAAACAGGAACATTTAATGAGAATGTCAGTTTAGAAGACGGAACTCTATTAATGCAAGAAGATGGTTCGACAGGTGCTGGACTTGGAGATAACATTATATCTGAGGACGAAACACATGGCGGCTATATACAGGCTGAAAACGCAGTACAGGGTGCAGTTGCATCATATATAATACAAGAAACTTATAAAGTTGACACTATTGACGAAAACGCTATGAACGATTTCTTCGATACCGCTGAAGACTCAATATTGGACTTCTCCGAATCTAATCCATTCGGGGATGCAGGGAAATAAATTATGATTGGAAATTACTTTTATAACAATTCAACACGGAATGTCGTAGTTGGATTTGGTTCGATTTTTAACGACATCCAACTCGCTAAGAAAGATAATGCAGGCAACATTGCACAAACAATGAAAGTGCCTCTTGCATATGGCCCGAAGGCGAAATGGTTGGCACGATTAAGGGAAGACCCTGCTCTCAATAAAAAGGTTGCAGTAACACTACCTCGTATTGGTTTTGAGATTAGTGGATTGACTTATGATGCCACAAGAAAACTCAATAAGTCTATCAAAGTTAAGAAGGCTTCGAATGGTACAAATGATGAACAGATTAAGTCTGGATTCATGCCTGTTCCATATAACGTAGACTTTGAACTTTTCATTATGAGTAAGAACTCAGATGATGCTCTACAGATTGTAGAACAGATTCTACCATACTTTCAACCAGAGTATACAGTTACATTAAAGGAGTCTGTTGAACTAGATATTATCAGAGACATTCCTGTTGTACTGAACTCTATTAATTATGAAGATGACTATGAGGGTGACTTTGGAACTCGTAGGGCAATTATCTACACATTAAACTTTACTGCAAAGTATTACCTATACGGCCCAGTAACTTCATCTGGTATCATTCGTTCTGTACAAGTCGATCAGTACACAGACGTAGAAGTTAATGCACCGAAGAGAGAACAGAGATATTCTGCTACACCAAAACCAGCAGATGTTTCTCCGAGTAATTGGGATGCAGATGACGGGGATTTCGGATTCAATGAAACCTCATCTTTCTTCGAAGATGCGAAAACTTATAACCCGACCACTGGTCAGGACGAATAAATAATATAAAGAATTTAGGGAATAAAACATGGCCATTAGAAAAATAGTATCAAGAAGTATAAGTGATGATGCCGTAGCAGCAGACGATATTGCTAACTCAATCAATACATCTATTGCAGCTGCCTTGCCAAAAGCAGGCGGTACGATGACGGGTGCATTAACTTTAAGTGGTGCTCCATCAGCTACTGGACATGCAGCAACTAAAGCGTATGTTGATTCACTAGCTGCACCCAGTTTTGCAGTCGGTGGAACTGTGTCAGAATATGAATCTGGTGGAACTACATACAGAGTTCACACTTTCCTTGCAACATCACGAATTTCATTTACTGGAAGTATGACTTGTGACTACATGATTGTGGCTGGCGGTGGTGGTTCTGCACCTGCTGAGGGTTCTGCTGGTTCTACTGGTGGTGGTGGTGCTGGTGGTATGGTTGTCGCAACCTCACAAACAATAACATCTGGAAACTATGCAGTTGTAGTTGGTTCTGGTGGTGCTGCAGGAGCTAATATTTACGCATCTGCTGCAAGTGGTGGTAATAGTTCCTTTAACGCACATATAGGAACAGGGGGTGGCGGTGGCGCAGACTATGGCACAGATAGTGCTGCTGGTGGTTCGGGTGCTGGTGGTTCAGAGAATCAGAGGGCCGCAGGCGCATCTAACCAAGCATCTTACTCTGGAGTTACAAACGTAGCAGGATTTGGTAACGCTGGTGGTGCTGGCGGCTCATATCCTAATGGTGGTTCGGGTGGAGGCGGTGGCGCTGAAGGTAGTGTGGCTGGCGCAGCTGGAAACACTCCTCCTGTTAGTCCTCCTCAAGGAAGTAATGGCGGCAATGGTCTTTATGATAGTTCAAATCCTCAAAGAGCTGGAGGCGGAGGCGGAGGTGGTGCTACTCAAGCTGGCACAACTGTTTCTTCTCCTAACTCAAATAAATTAGGAGGTGCTGGTGGCAATGGCGCTACAACATCAATATCAGGCTCATCTGCTTCTTTTTCAGGTGGTGGAGGCGGCGGCGGATTAAACCAAGACGGGTCAGGCCCAACTGCTGGAGCCGCAGGCGGCACAGGCGGTGGCGGAGACGCTGGAAGTTCTCCAAATGGCGTAGGAGCTTCTGGTACGACCAATACAGGCGGTGGTGGTGGAGGTGGTCAGTACACTAGTGCTTATGTTGCTGCAGGTTCAGGTGGCTCAGGAATAGTATTAATAAGGTATAAGTTTAAGTGATTATGGTTGAAAACTTTTTTACATTATATAAATTAAACGGAGATAAATAACATGGCACATTATGCAAAAATAGATTTAAATAATAAAGTAATGTTAGTAATAGTTGTAGCTAATACTGATTGTCAAAATGTTGATGGTATTGAAGAAGAAGAAATAGGAATACAGTTTTTAGAAAATACTTTTGGTTGGCCTCTTTGGAAAAAATGTTCTTATAATACACAAGGAAATGTTCATAAAGAAGGAGGAACTCCTTATCGTAAAAACTATCCTAGTGTGGGTTTCAAATGGGATGAAGGCCGTGATGCTTTTTATGAATCCCAACCTTATAATTCTTGGATTTTAGATGAAAATACTTGTTTATGGAATGCTCCTGTTGCTTATCCTTCTATTACTACTTATAAAGACGGAGATAATGAATTATATCAAATCAATTGGGATGAAGATAATCTTCGATGGGTAGCTTACGATAGAAAAACTCCACAAGGTTTTTTTGAATGGAATACTAATTCATCTACTTGGATATCTGCAAGCTAACTTAGTTTAATGCCAAAGAAAAAAATTATTACAGAACAATCTATTGTTACAGGATTTATTCCTAAAATATTAAAGTTTAATAAAGAAGAAATTAAGTTTAATCTTTTAAAAAATTATTCTTATAATAACTATAAAAGTTTTGATGAGTTTAATTATCATAAAGACTATCTTAATATTGATTTTCAACAGCATATTACTTGGATTCATGATTTTATTAAAGACGACTACAATTTAAATTATAGTTCTTCTTTAGTTCAAAATTCTATTTCTGGTATTGTTTTATTCCCTGGTCAATCTATTGATTTTCATCATCATATTGACGACTACGACATTCATAATTCTAATGATTTTACTTGTATCTATACTTTAGATTCTTTTGAAAATTCTTCTCATCTAATATTTGAATATGAACAAGGAAGAAAGCGACATGGAAAGTGGAAAGAACCTTTAGAGACTAATAAATATGTTTTATTTAATTCGGAATTAAATCATTCCTATACTACAAATAAAAGCAACAAACCTTTGTTCGCTGTTTGTTGGACTTTTCAAATAATTTGACATTTATAAAACTGGATTAATGCTTTACTTTCTATTGAAAGTGTGTTATAATAACATTATGGAATATTATGGAAGAAAATAAGAAAGGAAAAGAATGAATTTAGAAAATCATTATTATGTATTTGAAGGAGCTTTAACTTCTCGAACTTGTAATCATATTATTCGTCACGGTGAAGAACAAGCTCAACAAGTTGCTCTAACAGGTGATTTTGATGGTAAAGTCATAACAGATAAAAATGATATATCTAAACTTTATAAAACAAGAAACTCATCTATTGTTTGGATGAACGATCAATGGATTTATCGAGAAATTATTCCTTATGTGAAAAAAGCTAATCAAGAGGCAGGTTGGAATTTTGAATGGGAAAGATCAGAAAGTTGTCAATTTACAATTTA